CGTAATAACCCTAAGTCAGAAAGATGAAAAATGAACTCAACAATTGCAAAAGCCCTAGACCTTGGACAACGACTTGTATCGTTGTTTATTGCCAGCGCATTACCAATCATCACAGGTGGAGCAATCCTCGGTGTTGATGTGATTAAGTCGGCTGGTGTTGCAGGACTTACAGCCTTGTTTGGTGTTGTACAGAAACTTGCCGCAGCGTCAGTTGATGGCGAGCTTACATCAGCAGAAATTAGCGCAGCGTTTGGAACTAAGACCAAGAAGAAGTAATGGAATTATCCGACCTTCTCAACGAGAAGGAATGGAGAAAATGTAAAGGTCCTGAGGACGCAACCTTAGAACAACAGGTTGAAGCATTTGAATATTTCTGTTCCAACTATTGGATGATACGCCACCCTGAACGGGGTCGTATCAAGTTTGAGTTGCGTGATGCGCAACGAGAAACAATTGCCACATGGTTATCCACCCGATACTCGATAGTGCTTAAAGCACGACAGATTGGGTTCTCTACCCTTGCGTCTGCATATTCATTTTGGTTGGCTTTCTTTTGGCCCGACAGATTTATTGTTATGCTTTCGCGCACAGAGCGCGAAGCAGCCAAGTTGTTACAGAAATCAAAGTACGGTTACAAGATGTTGCCGGCATGGATGCGCAAACATGGTCCAGAGTTGCTTTCCGATAATCAACTTAAGATTGTGTTCGCTAACGAGTCTGCGGTTGAGTCGCTGCCGTCAGGCAACGACCCAGCCCGAGGTGAATCGGTATTCTTGGTAATCATTGACGAGATGGCGTTTTTGCCAAACCCAAGCGAAGCTTGGGCATCCATTGAGCCAATTGCCGATGTCGGCGGTCGTGTCATTTGTCTATCTACCGCCAACGGTGAGGGCAACATATTTCACGAGTTGTGGGTTGGTTCCCAAACAAAAACAAATAGATTTACGGGAATCTTTTTCCCTTGGTCTGCTGGCGACCGTGACGAAGAATGGTACGAAGCCAAGAAGCGTGACTTGCCTGATTGGCAAATGGCACAAGAATATCCATCTGACCCAGACGAAGCCTTTATCCGTTCTGGTCGTCCTGTGTTTGATTTGGAAGCCTTGCGCGCGTATGAGCCCGAAGAACCAAGTCGTGGTTACTTACACAAAGGAATGGGCAAGGGTGTTTATGAGTTCAGGGAAGATGGTGGTGAACTTGCTGTGTGGGAGTTCCCTGAGCGTGGTCAGGTTTATGTTATTGGTGCTGACGTTGCCGAAGGTCTAGGTCATGGCGACTTTAGTTCTGCACATGTAATCAATGTCGAAACAGGTTTGGTTGTAGCACATTGGCATGGTCATGTGGACGCAGACATATTTGGTGAAGAAGTTTTGTTTGCTTTGGGTTGGTGGTACAACCATTGTCTGATTGGTGTTGAGTCAAACAACCACGGGTTGACAACCCTGAAAGGGTTGCAACGCGTGGGATACAAGAACCTGTTTCGTCAAAGACGGTTAGGTCAGCGCAACCCTACGGTTAGCGAGACTTTGGGTTGGCGTACAACATCGGTTTCTAAACCTTTAGCCATTGACGAACTAAACGGGAACATGCGAGATGGTGCTTTGTATATTGCATGCAAAGCAACAGTTGCCGAACTACGCACTTTTATCCGTCAACAAAATGGCAAGATGCACGGTTCGCCCCATGACGACAGAGTTATGTCTTTGGCTATCTGTAACCAGATGCTTAAATATGTTTGGCTACCTGAATATCGAATTACCGTTGCCCCCAAAAAGAATACGTTTGATTGGTGGAGCCAGCACATTCTGAAAGCACCAAAAGAGGGAAGACAACCAATCGGGGCAGAAAATGTCAGAAAAGTAACGATTTAGGATTGTATTGATGCTTTCCATAACCTGCGACAACTGTTCTACAGAGTTTTATGCACCAGAATTGCCAAGGCGGGGTGCTATTTGCTTTAAATGCCACATAGGCACGGTAAATCTAGGGTTTACCTACGGCAAAGAAGACTTTCATGGACCAACCATCAAGGAACGTCAACAGAAACAGGTTGCAGATGCCAAGATAAATGGCATCAACGCCGAGCCCGTTGGCAGTCGTTGGATTTAATGCCATGCCTGAAATCTGGGTCCCGATTGTCGTTGCCGTTATTACGGGCCCGGTAGTAGTAGTCCTGAGCAAGCTACGCAAAGAAAACTCAGAACAACATGCAGAAGGTAGGGAGTTGCTGGAAGCAATAGGCATAAAGGTGGATAAGGTCGGCAGTAAGTTAGATGAACATATTGGTTGGCACAAGGGTAAAGAGGATAAATAATGGCACGAATGACTAACACGGAAATCTTAAAGAAGTATCGAGAGAAGCTGGAACAGTCACGCCGTTGGCGACAAGAAGAACGCTACGACGACCTTTGGAGTCGTCTAATTGATTTGTACCGTGGCAAACATCATCGTACCGACATCAAAGAAGACCAGTTGTTGGTAAACATTGCGTTTGCAACTATCAACGTTATTTCGCCTGCCGTATCTATTAATCACCCAAAAATTACGGTAAACGCCAAACGGCCAGAAGATGCCGATAAGGCAATTGTTACGGAAGCAATTATCAACTACTGGTGGCAACATTATGGTTGTCAAGAGCAGTTTCGCCGTGCGGTTAAAGACTTTCTTATTTGCGGACACGGGTGGGTAAAGACTGGTTATCGTTACGTTGAAGAAGAAAAAGCAAAAGACGAAACACCGAACTTTGATTCATACGATGAATTAACAACGCCTGGTCCGGAAGCCGCCGTTGAATCAGAATTAATCATTAAAGAAGATAGAGCTTTTGTTGAGCGTGTTTCTTTGTTTGACATGTATGTTGACCCAGACGCAACATCAATGGACGATATCCGTTGGATTGCACAACGCACTCGTCGTCCGCTAGAAGACGTAAAGAAAGACAAAAGATACAATGCTTCTGCGCGCGCGGACGCGGCGCCTTCGCATTATTCAAAGTGGGGACAAGACCAGTTCCGTCCACGAATGTCAACAGACAAAGATAACTCATATGTTGAGATTTGGGAATGGTATGACATTGATAAAAATACAATGTCCGTGTTTTGTGATGGCTCAGACAAGTTTCTTGTTTCGCCAACAAAAATGCCTTTCTTGTTCGGACATCCGTACACAATGTTACGCAACTACGATATACCAGATTATTTTTACCCAATGGGTGAACTAGAAGCAATTGAGCCACTACAACACGAATTGAATCTGACCCGTACACAGATGATGAACCACCGTAAACGGTTCTCTCGTAAGTGGTTATACAAAGAAACAGCATTTGATACAGATGGTCGCAATGCCCTTGAGTCGGATGAAGACAACGTAATGGTGCCAGTTGTTTCTGACGAAAGCATTAACAACGTAATTACGCCAATGCCGGCAGTAATTAACCCACCAGAGTTCTACAACCAATCACAATTGATTTCCGAGGATATTCGTTCAGTCTCTGGACTTAACGAATATCAGGGTGGTGGAATGCCAGAAATTCGTCGAACGGCAACAGAGGCGGCAATTATTCAGGACGCTGCCAATGCTCGCGTTTCGGACAAGTTGGCAATCGTCGAAAAGAGCATTGGGGAATGCGGTCGTCGTTTGATTATGCTTGCACAACAGTTTATGACTGGCGAACAGGCTGTTCGTATTGTGGGCTCGGAAGCCTCTCCAATTTGGCTGAAGTTTGACCGAGATTACATTCAAGGTGAATTTGACTTCATTGTTGAGGGTGGTTCAACTCAGCCAGTCAATGAGTCATTCCGTCGCCAGATGGCAATGCAGGTTGTGGATGCTATGGCACCGTTTGCTGGTGCTGGCATTTTGGATATGCCGAAACTTGCAACTTACGTTTTGCAATACGGTTTCGGTATTCGGGGTGCGGCGTCTTTTGTGAACGCCCAACCGATGATGCCTGTACCACCACCCGGCGCAGAACAGGGTGGTCAACCAATGCCACCAGAACAACCAATGCCACAAGGAATACCAATGCAGCAAGGTCCACCTGTTGATATGGGGCCAATGCCACCAACGGGTGGCATGGCTATGCCGTCAAATATTCCGCCACAAATTCTTGCACAATTGCTTGCGCAGGGCGCACCGCTACCAAATACTCAAGGAGCTATGTAACGGTTTTGCGTTAGGTATAGAGCAAACCGTTGGAGGACTCTATGAGTAATGATAACACCGTTGATAGTGCAATTGAAGCCCCAGTAGCAGAAACTGTTGGACAAGCAGAAGTTAGCACGGAAATAGGTGAAGCCCCCGAAGTAAGCACCGATTATTTTGCTTGGGACGAATACGCTGACAAACCTGTCAAACTAAACGTCGCTGGTGAGGAAATTGATGTTCCACTAAAGGAGGCGCTTGCTGGATACCAGCGTCAAGCGGACTATACCCGCAAGACACAGGAATTGAGTGAGCAACGGAAACAGGTGCAGTTTGGTGCTGCTTTGCAAGAAGCCTTGCAAAACGACCCAAAAAACACTTTGGAATTGTTGAAACAACATTATGGTTTAGAAGAACAGCAATCGTCGGAAGACGAACTGTTATTGGACCCAGTTGAGAAACAGTACCGACAACTAGAATCTCGAATGAAAGCATTTGAACAAGAAAAAGCAATGCGGGATTTGGAGAAGACAGTTGAGTCTCTGTCACGGAAATATGGCGACGCATTTGACGCAGATGAAGTAATTGCTAAAGCTTTGGCTACAGGCAATTCAAATCTGGAAGCCGTCTATAAACAGACAGCGTTTGACCGTATCTTTGAACAAAGTTTGACCGCATCTCAGTTAAAAGCTAAGAAGGCGGAAGAAGAACAAGCTATTGTTCAAGCGAAACGGGAAGCGACTGTTGTGTCCAAGGGCGCTTCAGCTAAAAGCGCCGACGTGTCTTCCAAGCCCGTAACCACACTTCGCGATGCTTTTGAATTGGCGAAACGCCAAATTAACGGCTAACACTAACAACAGGAGATATTACTATGGTCGCTGCCAACAGCAACTTTGATAATCTATTAACAACAACGCTTGCGAACTATCGCTCGACGTTGACCGACAACGTATTCACCGCACGTCCTTTGACTTACAAGTTGATGGAGGGTGGCCGCATTCGCATGCTTAACGGTGGTACAAAAATCGTTGAGCCTCTAATCTACGGACAGAACAGCACAGTTGGTTCGTACAGCGGATACGAGACACTCTCGCTCACACCGCAAGAAGGCATCTCAGCAGCTGAGTTTGAGTGGAAGCAATATGCAGCTTCCATCGCAATCAGCGGCATCGAAGAAGCCAAGAACAACGGTGAGCAAGAAATCATCAACCTTCTTGAAGCCAAAATCATGCAGGCTGAGGAGTCAATGCGCGAGTCATTTAACCAAATGTTCTTCGCAGACGGCACCGGCAACAGCGGAAAAGACTGGAACGGCTTGGGCAACCTTGTTGAATCAGGCAACACCGTTGGTGGCATTAACTCGAGCACCTACTCGTGGTGGCAATCAAAGGAAGACAATGACGCAGTTGCTTTGTCACTTGCTGACATGTCATCGCTTTACAACAACGTTTCAGTAGGTAACGACCACCCAGACTTGCTTCTCACAACTCAAACTTTGTTTGAGAAGTACGAAGCCTTGTTGCAACCACAGTTGCGTTACACAGACACCAAGACAGCAGATGCTGGTTTCCAGAACCTTCTGTTCAAGGCTGCTCCTGTAATGTACGATGTGCATTGCACAGCTGGTGTGTTCTACATGCTCAACACTAAGTACCTCACACTTGTAGGTCACTCAGGCAAGTGGTTCTCACAGACAGCATTCGTGTCTCCAGAAGACGTAGATGCTCGTTACGCACTTATCATGTGCTACGGTAACTTGACAGTCCGTAACCGTGCTAAGCAGGGTAAACTGACAGCCAAGACAGCCTAATAACTTTAACAATTAAGGAGAAACTACAATGCCATTAATCGCAAATGACACAGACGGTGCAGTAACACGCAAGCGTCTTGAAACTTGGGCAGCCAAGGAAGAAAAAGTAACTGTTGTTGCAGCAACTGACGCAGCAACCACACAATCAGCAGCAACACTTGCTGGAGCAGCAGAGGTCGTCTACACAATGACCCCAACTACAGGTCGTGCCCTCACGACACCAACAGGTGCTGAATTGGGTGCAGCTTTTACAGACGAAGCAGTTGGAAGTTCTTTCCGATTCTCGGTTGTGAACCTTGCAGCATCAACACACGCAATTACCCTCACGGCTGGCGCTTCTGGCGTAACGCTTGTAGGTAGTGCAACAATCGCAGCTGCTAGTTCAGCTACGTTTGTTGGTGTTTTCACCGCAGCAAATACGGTTAGCATCTACCGCAAATAGATATAATGTTTGGGTGGGGGATAAAAGCCCCCACCCAACAACTATTAAAAGGAGAAAGCAATGCCATCAGCAAAACGTAAACCAGTTCGTAAGGCGATGCGAAGCGCAGATGCTTACGGTAGCCCAGCCAGAAAACAAGGCGTAGCAAAAGGAACATACAAATCAGGTGGTTTGTACAGTTCGGGTCGTGCTATGGCAATAGCTCCAGGCACCAAGAAGCGTGCAAAGTTTCGTGATTCAGATACGAAGTTGGGTAAAACAACTTCGGCAAAAGAGCGCAACATGCCTGCTAAGCGTCAGAATGTAACATCGTACAAGCCTCGCAAGGGTGCGGATGCTTACGGTTCGCCACGCAAAAAAAATAGTCCACGATAATTAATCATGCGTGGAATGGAAGAAGCTTTTGGGATGGGCGCTGGTGCGTCTGTCCGTAAAGGCAAAACAGTAAAGCAAGTTCGCCGTGCAAGAAAACAAATTAATGCGGTAAAAAAGGCAAAAACCAAAGTAAGCACGAAACCAGAAATGCGAACAAACAATACTTCTGCCCGAAAAGCGTACATAGGTCAAAAGGTTGCAGCACCTAAAACCAACCTTTCGTCTGGTGGCAGATTTATGCAAAGCGCCGATACCCGAGAATCAGTTCGGGACGCTTATCGCAAAATCAAGAATCGTCGCAGAAGTGGTTTGACCCAAAAAAGTTAATTAATTCGTAATTTGGGGTGTGCCCCCCACCTTCCAGGGCATACCCCAAGTAACGAAAAGGACAAGTAGTGATGAAGAACGCACAATTGTCCGGTGAATATTACGGCGTACCAATACAAGGTATCCGTCCTTCCGCAGAAGTTCCAGGCTCACGCCAAGCACCACCAAGCGGTCCATATCTTGGACGCGGTAATTTTTGTGCTGCAAACGATGATACATGTACGGGTCGAAAAGCCAAAGGCACCGATTACTGCATGGGGCATCTACGAAGCAGAGGTGAATCATAATGACAATGAGCCTTGCCGATGTTCGCACTATGGTGCGAAACATCTCCGACCTTGATTCGGTAGATTTGCCAAACACCATTATTGACAATGCTGTGAAAGAAGCATTTCAGCGCATTATCGCTCTTGAGCGCCGATGGCCAAAATACCAAGAAACGTACACATTCAACACAGTTGCAAGTCAGCGACCATACACAATATCTACAATTGGCGATATTCGAGAAGTCATATCTCTCGTAGACACATCTAGCGCAGGTAGTCGTTTAACGATGATTCCCTACGACAACGCAGAAGACATTTGGTTGGGTAATACTGACGTTCCTTCCCGCCCATACTTTTACGCAATATGGGATGCACAGCTACACCTATATCCAAAGCCTGTTGCCATTTATGCGATAACACTTCGCGCTTATCGGAACCCTGTTTACACTTGGTTGACGAACACATCTGAGGCAATTGACCTTGATGAGTGGTTCCATGTTTTGCTTGCATATTTTGTGTTGGCTCGTGTTTATCAGCGCCAAGAAGACCCAGAGCTTTCAGCAATGTATCTCAGGTCGTTTGAAGAAGGCGTAGCTATGGCTCGCCGTGACTTGATGAAGACCCCTAGCGCAAGACCTTTGTTGATGTCGGCTGGTAGGCAGTATCCAACTATGCGTCGTTGGCTGCAAACCCTTGGCGCAACGCTAGGTACATAATGGCTCAGATTCTTCTTGAGCGCTATGACGACTTTACTGGC